AGAGAGACATTTGGTCAGAATTTGACGAATGCGGATAAGACCCCGATAACAGAACCCTGTAGGAGAGTGGAGGATGTCTCGTTTTTGTCGAGACGTTTTGTGAAGAAAGGTCCATTTGTATATGCGCCTCTTCCAACCGAAACAATTGAGTCAGTGCTCTTATGGGTTTCTAATACATTTAAAACAGAATAAACTCAGAGAGAGCAACTTTCGGCTCAGACCCGAATTGCGATGGAAGAAGCGTTCTATCATGGACGAGAATACTATGAAGCACTTGAGCAGAAGGTGCAGACTTATTGCCATCATTTCAATATCCCTTATCAAGGGGAGACTTGGAATTTTTGGTTAGTCAATCATTGTAAACAATATGTGCGCTGAATGAAGCGCCAACGCCCGGACATGGCGTAAAACTGTCCAAAACGTCTTTTGGATTTTAACGATATAAACAATCCCGTGTGTCCCGTGATCTCCCCTCTCGTGTGTGTAACGAGAGAAGGTGCTGAGATACTAGAAATCACATTCTTGCTCACTGTGGAGTGACTTTTTCCATAGTTAGAGCGTAAAGTAATTTAAGTCAGCGAAGATATCAATAAGAAGAATGATGATGGCCACATAGACCTAGGTGGCGATGTTTCAGATACAATACAACAAGGTCAATTATTCGAGCGGAATTTGGAGGAAGAACTAAATGTAGTTGGTTTTCAACCCTTATTGCCGCCGGCCCTTATAAGTTTTCCTGATCAAACGCCGCAAGCGATTTTGAACAGGTGGAGAGTGTTAGGTACCACTAACATGGGAGCAGCAATCAGTGAGGCACAGTTTTCGCCCTTGAAAACTTTGTTGTCTGATTCAGTGGTGTCGGATGCATTAAAATCGTTTGCGTACCTTAGATCGGATGTAGAAGTTATGTTAATAGTAACAACTTCTCCAACTATCTATGGAACAATAGCGTTATGTGCAAACCCTGGATTAGCTATTACTGATGGTGCTCAAAGTGGAACGGCTTTGGATGAGTCGTATCAAATCATGTCACATGATCCAGTTATAGTGGATGTGTCAACGCAAAACCAAGTGCATATTACTGTGCCCTGGGTGTCCCCAGCACCCTTTGCGTTGATAGCAGATTTGACGGCTACAACACAATTGCGACCCTGCGATTTTGTTGTATTAAAGTTTCCCATTTATGATTTGTCCAATTCGACCCCTCAAAATGTTAAGTTGACATTAAAGGCTCGGTTTGTAAACTGTAGAGCTACTGGATTTAAATCCCAGAATGCTCCAGATATTCAAGCTCAGTCTCAATCCTGTATTCAGTCTGCTAACACTGTCGCAGGTCCCAGTACATTGGGAACTGCTTTAGGAGTAGTAGGAACAGGTTTAGGAATGGCGACTAGCATTGGACTTGGAGGTTTGATGACAGATATTTTAAATGGTAGAGACCCATTGCTTAGTGCGGCATCACTAGTGATAGGAGGAGGTGTGCCTGAGGATCCCGCCCAGGAGGAGACTGCGAAGATGAAACAGTCTGTTTATGGTGATCTTGCTCAAAATAGGATTACCGGACCCAGATTGTCTAGCACTTCGTTAGCCTCCGTACCTAATAACTCATTGATGATGATATTAAGGAGACCAAGCTTTCGTGGGATGTTTTTTGTTTCCACGACGCCTTTGGACTTCTATGCTCATCCTGGTGAGGATTTAGTGGCGGCAGCTCACACACGTATGTATTTTTATAGTAGGTTTTTTCGATTTTGGAGAGGTTCTATTACATTCGTTTTCCGTTTTGTTGCTTCCCCCCTTATGTCCTATAAGGCGGGAATTTCTGTAGGGTTTGGAGGCAAGACTGAGAATGGTACAGATCAAGAGGATGTTGTTACGCGCATGGTTACAGTTCGAGGAACAACCGTTGTGAGTGTCAATATACCGTACTTGCATACAGCACCATGGCAGTTGACTAACTACCATGAGTCTGCTGTATCAGCCATTACTCATGTTGATCTATTTTTAGTAGATCCCCCCGTTACAGTTGCAGTGGCCGCTACTGCGAGTCTGCCCGTTGCCGTATGGACTATGGCCGGACCAGACTTTCAGTTGGCAGGGTTGCGCGATTGGAACGATAATTTTACAGAAGATGTCATAGAATCACAGTCCCGAGTGTTTCAGGAAGC